GTTTTGAATAGACCCTTCATTCATAATGATTTCATTTTTCAAATCTTCACTCCAAACACCTAATTTTTCAAAATCATTAATTAAGTACTTGTTCACGATAAGAATTTCACCTCCAACAACACGTCTGTTAAATAACGCCGAGTGAGCTGGTTCAGTCATTTCAAATGAACCTGTAATCTTAGCCGAAGATGCCACCGGCATTTGAGCAGTGAATAATGAGTTACAAACACCATACTCAGCGACTTTATCTTTCAATCCAATCCAATCCCAACGACCTGATAAATTATCTTCATTCATTCCCCACATATCAAATTGGAAAACTCCTTGAGACATTGGTGACCCTTTGAAAAATTTATATGGTTGATATAAACCTTGTTGACATAAGTATGAACTCTCTGTAATCGCAGCAAAATAGATAGTTTCAAAAATATCTTTATTCAATTTTTTTGCCTCTTCTGATGTGAAAATAAAGTCCATCAAATAGAAAACATCTGCAAGTCCTTGAGTTCCAATAGCAATAGCTCTTTGTTCAAGACCTCCTTTTCTACCTTGTTCAGTAGAATAACTATTAATATCAACAACCTTATTAAGAGCTCTTACCACTTTTCTAACTTCATTATAAAGTAAATTAAAATCAAACTCACCTTTAAGAATAAAGTTTTTCAATACCATAGAAGATAATGTACATATCGCAGTCGTATCCTCATCTGTGTATTGGTAAATTTCATTACATAAGTTAGATTGTTTAATCACACCTATATTTTGGTGATTAGTTTTTCTATTAGCACTATCTTTAGAACATAAATAAGGAACCCCTGTTTCAACCTGTGACTCGATAATTTTATTCCAAATAGTTTGAGCTTTCACTTTCTTACCAAGACCCAACTCAACAGCTTTATTATAAGTTTCCTCATACTCATCACCATAAGTTTCTTGTAATGGTTTAAGACCCGCCTTTAAAATATCGTTAGGACAAAACAAATACCAATCTGAATTGTCTTTAACCGCATTCATGAAATTATCCGGTAACCAAATTGAAGTGAATAAATCCCTTGCTCTCAACTCTTCAGCACCTGTATTCTTTTTCAAGTCCAATAAATCAAAGATGTCTTTGTGCCATGGTTCGATGTAAATAGCTGCACTACCTGGTCTTCTTCCTTGTTGATTAAAGAATCTCAACCCTTCATTAACAATCTTTAGGTATTTCAATAATCCACCTGCAAACCCACCTGATGAGTTAATACGACTCTCTTTACTACGAACGTTAGACATACATAATCCAATACCCGCAGCATCAGATGAATATGTCGAAATGTCGTTGAATGTTTGTAATAACCCTTCTCTTGAATCCCCGTGATTGTATTTCAACACACAAGACGCTAATTGAGGTGTTTTAGTTCCCGCATTAATCATAATTGGTGTTGCCGGTGAAATAAGTTGGTTTGATAATGAATTATAATATTCTACCGCCTCTTCAAATGATTTTGTCACCCAAAGAGCAACTCTCATATACATATGTTGAGGTCTTTCAACCACTTTACCTTCCGGAGTTTTCAATAAATACATTTCTTGTAATGAACGCCAAGCAAAATAATCAAAATTGTAATCATTTTCGTGATTAATTACAGAATCAATATTTTCCTCACCATATTCTTTAATTGTTGCAATCAAATCAGTGTGAATAACACCTAATTCGTACAAATTTAAAATAGTATTAGAAAAACTTGCATCAGTTTCTTTATGGTAAGATGAGATAGCAACTGAAGATGCTAATCTTGAGTAGTCATGATGACTACCAGTGTAAGACGCGGCAATTTCATAAACCAATTTATCTAATTCTTTTGTAGTGATAAACCCTTCGGTCGGAACTGAAGTTATTACCTTAATAAAAATTTCATCCGAGTTTACATTTAACCCTTTAGCAGCACGTTTAACTCTATTGTAAATTTTTTGAGGGTTGAATGAAACTTCATCTCCCCCTCTTTTTTTAATCTTTAATGACATCATATGTTTTTAATTAGAAATCTTCCGTGAATGTTAATGACTCACCTAATTTAGCCTTTTGGTATTCCATAGTTCTTGATTCAAAGAAGTTACCCTTTGTCTCAACAGCAATTTGTTCCATAAATTTAAATGGTTGGTCAACATTAAATTGTTTTTTACATCCAAACTTAACCAATAACCCATCAGTTACAAATTCCAAATATTGTTTCATCAAATTAGAATTCATACCGATTAAAGATACAGGTAAAGATTCTGTAATAAACTCTTTTTCAATCTCTAATGCAGATAATAGAATTTCTCTAATTCTTTTTTCACTTGGTTTATTCTCTAAGTGGTTGTTAACTAAGTGGATTGCAAAATCACAATGTAAGTTTTCATCTTTAAAGATTAAAGAATTTGCATTACATAAACCTTGCATAATACCTCTTGATTTTAACCAAAAGATTGAACAGAAAGACCCTGAGAAGAAAATCCCCTCAACCGCAGCAAAAGCGACTAATCTTTCTTGGAAAGATGAATTCTCAATCCAATCAAGAGCCCATTTAGCCTTCTTTTGAACCGCAGGTAATCTATCAATAGCGTGGAAACATTCATCTTTTTCCACTTCATCAGAAACATACGTGTCAATCAATAATGAATACATTAATGAATGAATATTTTCCATCATAACTTGGAATCCGTAGAAGAATTTCGCTTCAGCATATTGAACTTCTTTTAAGAAATTCTCAGCCAAGTTTTCATTTACAATACCATCAGACGCTGCAAAAAACGCTAATATGTTTTTAAGGAAATACTTCTCATTATCTGATAAATTTTCCCAATCTCTAATATCGTTTGATAAATCAACTTCTTCAGCAGTCCAAAACGCTGCTTGGTGTTGTTTATAAAATTCCCATATATCATTATGTTCAATAGGGAAAATGACAAATCTGTCATTATTTGGTTCTAATATTTTTTCGTTCATGTTTTTAATTAAATTTGTTGTTGACCTTGTTGTTCTCTTTGTTTTCTTTTCTCTAATAGTTCTTTAACTCTATCTCTTTTTCTATCTTCTTGTTGTTCTTCGAACCCTAAGAATGTTACTGAGCTTTCTGTGTCGATTTCAAGTAATTCATTATTGAATTTACAATTCTCAAACACAACTCCATCTTGACCTAAACGACTTTTAGTAATCGCAATGGTTGCAAGACCCATTTCTTTTTGTTGTAGTGTTTTTGCCACGGAAATAATTACGTGACCTACTTGAGCCTTTTTAATTGACCCACCCATTTGGTCTGTAGTTACAACCTCAGCTGAGATTGAAGACCTATTACCTTGTGTTGCTGTCCAACCAACTAAATCAAGTTCGTGACACATAGCCTCAAAACCTCTCATTACAGACCCTTCGGCTTTCCACTCATCTTTACTACTTGATTCCGGTAATACACAATCAATATAATCCAATAAAACCATATCAATCTTAATACCATCCGCAATCATTTTTCTAACCTGATTTTTAATTTGACTCATAGTCATCGTATCTGACGCTAATTTTTTCAAAACCAATCTGTTTTGCATTGTTTCCTTAATCTCAGTAATTTTACCCATCACCTCTTCTTTGTTAAGAACTAAGTTATCCGGTTCAATTCCTGTCCACATCGTAAAGTGTTTTCTTTGAATAATCTTTGGGTTATCCTCAAAAAATATTTGAAGAACGTTGTACCCAAGATTAAATGCTGAATTGGCTATCTTAGATAAAATAGTTGTCTTACCAACCCCTGTTGGTGCCAATATAACACCAATCTCACCTTTAGCCAACCCACCTTTAAGTAGTTTGTCAATACCTTTAATCCCCATTGGAATTGGATGACGATAATCTTCATCAAGTACCGTATCCAAATTGGCAAAGATATCAGTTTGACCTTTATCTATTTCTCCAACCTGTAATGCGTCTCTCACAAGTCCTTCTACCTTATCATAAGATTCGAAATCCCCTTGAGTAATTATCTTTTGAGCTTTGTCCATAGCCTTTTGAAGTTCTTGTTGTTTACAGAACTTCAAGGCTTTCTCCTGAACGAAAGTGGTTCCTTCAAATGGAGCCTCTTTAACTTGAGTTAATGTGTCCAAAACAATCTTGGCAACCATCTCTTGGGAGATTTCAGACTTAACTATCTGCTCAAGAGTATCGAAATTAGGTGTAGATTCATATTTCTTGTGATACTCTTTTGTCATTTGTAAAATGATTTTAAAGTACTTGTTGTCGAAATAGATTGGCTCAATAACATCCATAATTGAAGATGAAAAGTCCTTATCTAATATAATCTGATTCAGTAATTGTAATTGAAATGTGTTCCCTAAATAATCGAAATTTTTGTTCATAAATTGTTTTAAAAGTTACCCTTGTATTATTAAATACTTACTTACTCAAGTCAAGTTCCAAATAATTGTAACTTAATTTTTTATCTGAAAAAATGTCAGTTAACCCTCGAAGAGTTTCCTTCAAGAAAGGTCTTACATCGACAGTATAACGAACTTTTGGTGGATAAAATTTTCCGTCAAAAATTCTATGACAAATTGTCTGTTCACCTAATTTGATGATAATGTTAAACACTTCCGGTCCATCAGTGAACGATGTGTCCATAATACTTGGGTCGTGAATGATAGAATCTTTATTATCCATCATATAGACCAAAGTCTTCATTTTCAAGTATTCTTGAAGTTCTTCTTTGAACTCACCTACGAATTCATATAGTTCAACAGAACTTTTTGCTTTTGGGTTAAACCCTCTTACGTTAAAGAATCTTTGGACTACGATGTTATCGTTTAATGTCAATAAAAATTCCATCTTAGTGCTTTCTTGCTCTCTCATAAATTTAAGTTTGTTTGTGTTTAATTATACGATTTGTTTACCTTCAACATTTCTTTTTATTCTGTCTGAAGTTCTTTTATTTAACCATAAAAGTGCCTCATCTAATTTCGTAATTGCGATTGCGTTTTCACGACATGGGAATTTACTTTGTAAGTAATTCATACGGTCTAACAACATCTCAATTAATTCTTCGTTTGTTGTCCCGTCGTCAATTGTTTTTAATTCAGTTGAACCCTCATTTACCGGTTCTTTTTGAATGAACTGTAATGTTTGTCCTTGTTCATCTTTGTTTTCAAAATTTGACAACTCATACTTGTGTCCTTCTACTAATACTTTCATTTTTAATTTTTGTTTGTGTTACGTTTTTCTTTTCTTGTTAATTTCATAAATGGTCTCAGGAAGTTTACCCAAGCTTCATCATTTTTTGGGAGATATTTGAAGAGTCCGTCCTCCATCATCATTCTCATTAAATTTTTGTATCCCCTATCGGTAGGGTCAATCGTGTCGGTGAGTATTTGTTCAACTAATTCTTTTCCATCGTCAGTTATTAAGGGGTTAGATAAATCAACTATTTTTTTGTTTGTAGTGTAAAACTCTTCACCAAGTATACCATTTTTACTCTTACCAGTCAAAATATTCTCTAAAACTTTTGATTTTTTTACTTGCGTGAGATTCCCAGCACTAACACGTATTTCGTCAATAGTGCATGGTTTAACCTGCATTGAAGGGAATAATT